CTACAACCCCAGCAGCAGGCCAGCCACAGGATTCAGGCAATGGCACTCCAAGCCCAGCTACTGCCAGTGATAGCACTGCACAGGGCAACACGCCAGCACCCGACAATACACCAGCTCAATAAGCTGCTGAATGGCAAAGGATTGATTGAAAACATTTAATTAAAAACAAATATTAGAATGTCTAACAAACTTGGAAAGGAAGTACCTAAAGCTAAGCCTGCAACCTCTAAGAGTGCCAAAGGCCGCACAATTTCCAATGCCGTTAGATTAGACCCTACTAATCCTATTCCTATTGAATATAGGAGTAGGATATTTGTTTCCCATACGGGTCATAAATACATACCTTTCTTAAACCCACGCGACAACTTCCCAAGAATATTGCTGGAAGCTAAAACCCTTTCACCAACTACAGTGGCCTGCATTACTTCAAAGGTGCAGTATTGTATCGGTAAAGGCTGGTTCATTAAAGACAAGAAAGAAGATAAGCTGCTTACAGAATGGGCTGCTGCTGTCAACCACAATGACGATTTGAATAATGTACTATGTGACATATTTGAGAACTTATTTACACTGGGGAATGCCTATGTAGAGGTAGTTCGTGGTGCAGTGGGTGGCAAAAAGTTTGTTAAGGTCTTTATGCGTTCAGTTTTAGACTGTAGGCTTAATAGACCCGATGAAGATTTTGACGAGCCTTCCTTTGTGATCATAAGCAAAGAATTTAGGCGTGAGGGCGTATGGAACATGAATAAGGGCAGTTACATGACTGTGCCTTTACATAGCTTCAACACCTTTGACAATCCTTGGGTAAAGTCCGATGACGGCTTCGAGCATACCATATTCCACTTGAAAAATAAAATAAGTGGTTATGACTATTACGGTATGCCAAGCAATGTCAGCAGCTTACCTGAGCAAATTTTGGAATATCAAGCCGCAAGGTTCAATATAGACAACTTTGAGAATAACCTTGAAATAGGCGGTATGATGCTTATTAAAGGCAATCTCACAGATGAAGAAGCAAGGAAAATAGGTAAGGATATTGTCTTCCAGCACTCAGGTGATGGGCAAAGAGGCAAGTGGGTTATACTTAGCTCACAGGGTGGAATTGAGAAAAGCGATATAGTGCCTTTCAACCGTGACCAGCAGGGCAGCTTCATTGAGCTGGACCAGCATATACAGGACAAGATTGTTGCTGCGAATAACTGGTCAGGCTATTTATGTGGCATTGATAAAAAAAGTGGTCTTGGCAGTGCTGGTAGCTCTTACATAAGGAGCATATTTGACATTGCCAATAATACTACTATCAAACCACAGCAAGAATATGTCATTAAGAAATTCATAAAGCCATTGATGCAAATATGTGACCAGTGGATGGGCACCAAATGGAGCCAGTATGATATTTCACTACAGAGTGTGTTACCTGTTACTTTCTTAGGTGATATAGACATCAATAGCATTACCAAAGTCAATGAGGGTAGAGCTATTGCAGGCTTAACACCTATAGAGGGTGAACGTGGTGAGCAGTTTATAAAAGCTGCTGCACCTAAGCAAGACAATAACCAGCCAAACAATAACCCAAACAAGCCGAATAATGTACAGAATTAATTATACTGGTAGGCCAGTCTTATTGACAGTTGACGAGTTTGTAGCTAAAGCACCTACAGACCAAGATGTCAATATTAGGCTTGTCTTGCAAAATATTGAGGTGGCTGAAGAACGGTTTATTGTGCAGGCTATAGGTAATACATTCTATGAGGAGCTTATAGGCATGAAAAACGTGCAGATAACCTCTGATAATCAAGCAGACCAATTAGCTTTAATTAATGCTTCACTGGCTGCTGCTAGTAAGCAAACCATAACCAGTACCCAGTTGCCTATTGGCACATGGGTCAACGCTATAGAGTATGTCACTAATGTTGATTATGTAAATCTATGGCAGCGTTTCTTATGGAGGCTATGCGCTGAGGCTGTAGATGCCATGACTACTGTGCCCTCATGGCTCCAGCATACGGCACAAGGCCAGCAGAGTAATAACCCTATTACTATAGGCAGTGACGGTAAAGGAAGCGGCACAGGAAGCGCAAAGGATGTGCAGTATAAACTTTCAAGCATTATGAAAGAACGTATTGCACCACTTCAAGCTTCAATGCACGCTTGGTTATGTGAAAAGAAATACGTTGACCCTACACTATATCCAAATTACTTTAAGATATGCGAAAGCTGCTTAGGTGATAGGCCACACAGTGAACGTGAGAGGGGTGTAGCCACACAGGGTAAGACTGACATGCTTATGGATATATACCCACATAGGCATAGGTCTAAAGAAATAAATGAGGACTGGCCTTTAGTAAAAAGACCGTTTTTTGATTTTAACGCCACTACAACATCCCCGACACAAATGGGCTATGATATAAAACGTTTCCAGTTTACAACTGTGGCAGGCCAGCAGCAATATCCTACTGGCAGTGAAAGCAACTACCAAGAACTAAATAACTATTTCGTAGGCGCTGAGCTTATAAACATGTCAATGGAGGGTACTGAATTATTTATCGGTACTGACGACGGGGACATGAATGCAAAACCCTTACAGGACAACAAAGTGACATGGATAACTCCAGCACCGAGCACTCCTTTAAGATGCATACTAACACTAAAGAAGAAATTATAATGAACTTAAAGCATATAGCTATAGGGTGGGCTAAGACCTTAAACCTTATAGAAGCAAGCAAAGAAGATAAAATAAGAAGCCAAGAAAGAATTATGATATGCACTGCTTGTCCTCATGCTAAGAGTAGCAGTTTCTTAAAGTTCTTACGAGGCAATGGGCACAATATAGCTGCTGTAAAATGTGGTCTATGTGGGTGCCCGATAAATGAAAAGACATTAGTTAAAGAAGAAAAATGTAAAGACAATCGCTGGTAATATGAAAAAGCTACAGATCATAATTGAGCAATTAAAAAATAGACTTGCAGGCTTAAGTTTAGCATTCATGCTTCTATTTGCTTTTAGCAATACGTTTGCCCAGCAGTCTTTAAGGTATGACCCTATAAGGATATGGGGTAGAATGGCTATAGGTAAGAATGCAGACACAAACCCTGACAGCAGTGCTTTACTTGACTTAGGTGTCTATGGTGGCAAGAAAGGCTTATTGCTCCAGCCTATCTATTTTGACAGCATGACCAATGCGAAGTATGGTGATTTAGGTGTAGATATTAGAACTAAGCGTTTGACTTACTTTGATAGCACTAAGAAGCGTTATGTATTGACATTAGATGATAGCGGTATTTATGTAACAAAGACCTTTTTCAATGCTAACAATGGTGTGCCTGATACTTCGCGCATAGCGACACACTACTGGGGACAGAGCACCTTTGTACCTCTAACAAGAAAATTGACTATTAACGGCACCCAGTTAGACCTCAGTGCAGATAGAAGCTGGACTATACCTACAGTCACCAGTTTGAGTGCCCTTACAGATGCTAACATAAGTAGTCCTACTAATGGGCAAATATTACAATACCAAAGCAGTGACAGCAAATGGCATAACTGGACACCTACTTATATAGGACAGGGCGACACATCAAACATGCTATTAAATTATAAAAACAATTTAGCGGCATTAAATACCGATACAGCAACATTAGGCACAAGGTTTGGGTATAAGGTGAACTACAGCGACACATCCACAATGTTAGGCGGTTATGTTCGTGATAGGGGTAGCAATGGCAATATACCAATAAGGGGAATGGTAGGCACAAATTGGTTTTCAATAAGTGGTGATGCTAACATGAGCAATACGGGTGCATTTACGATAAAAGGAATTGAGGGCAAAGGAGTAATGACACCAACAAGCGCAATGAATGGATATGTAGGGTATTATGATTATTCAACGGATAGTATTAAATGGAAAGCAATAAGCAGCACATATGCAGGATTGCCTGATACCCTTAATGATAGAACATGGGGCAACGGTAAATTTAACGGTAATGTTTCAGTATATAAAACTGTTAGATTATACAATGGTGCAGGTACACAAACAGCCATTGCATTAGACAATGGTAATGCTTATGCAACGGGTATTGATTTAGCAGCAGATTATCAAATCGGTTGGGGTTCACTTACTGGGCAAATAAATACACCTGATTTGACATTGACAAGAAATGCGGCAAGCATATTAGGAATTAATGGTGCAATGTTATTGAATGCACCAAGTGGCTGGACAAACAATTTAGCATCATTTAAAACCAACGGTTTACAAAAAGCATATATTGACCAATATGGTGGCATTTATTCAAGTGGTGGAGTTGTAGGCGCATCTTCATCGTCTTATTTGGACTTTGGTAACATAATGGCAGGCTTAACATTTAATATAGGTGGTTCAAGAGGTTCTATAAATGCGAGTACAGGAGATTGGACTATAGGCAGTACAACAGATAAATCATATAGATTTGGAATAGTTGCCACAAATACAGCAAACACATTCGGCATTTATGGTGCGGCAACAGCAGCTAAATTTACAGTTGATTCAAGCGGAAATGTGGTTGTAAAATCGGGTTCTGCTATAATGATAGATGGTGGGGTTAGTAATAATACTTATGCTGCATGTGTTGGTGATGGTTGGCGTTTTTATGATGGCGGTGCATTCTCAACACAATTAGGCTATTCGTGGTTTAGGACATTTTCAACCTACCAATCGTTCAATAGGACATCGGGTTTTTCAATCGGTAATGATGTAGGAACAAATGATGCATCTGCATTGGTTCAAATATTTAGTACCACAAAAGGTTTCTTAGTGCCTGCAATGACTAATACACAATTAAATGCAATAGCATCTCCAATTGAGGGATTGGAAGTGCATGATAATACCAATAAGCAGCGCATGTTAAGGTTGAACGGTGCATGGAATAGCGTATTGGCAACAACTGGATATACCGCAGGTTCTTTGACGCAGGTCGGATATGTAACAGTATCAATAGGTGGTACAACATACAAATTAATGGTAGGCAATTAATAACCAAATATAAATTTCAAATGAAAATTAAACTTTTCCTAATGACACTGATGCTGACAGTAACAGCAACATTTTGTAATGCTCAATCTTATGAGATTAAACCTGATACGGTGCATTACACAAGTAAGATAACATTCAGTTCGCCCGAAGTGCTGCAACATTATATGGATAGTGTGCAAGATGCCAAAGCAAAATTAGCAGCGCAACAGCATCCAAAAACTGAAAGTTTTGTAGTGTACGCAAAGCAATTAGATGCATTGGAAAAATATGTAGCTGAATTGCCATTTAAAACCGCAGCACCGATAATTCAATTAACGCAAGGACTTTACCAACAACCAACAGATAGCGTGATAAAGTACCAAACATACATCATTGAAACCTTGAATAGAGAATTTGACAGTTTGAAAAAAATAATTCCTCAACAAAAACCACACAAAAAGAAATGAAAAAACTAATTGTTTTGCTTGCCCTTGTTGCAAGCATTTTCACCGTTAAGGCACAAAACGTACATGAGCCTGATAGTTTAATTCATGCGCCCTATGCACCATGTACTTTTACAAGTACGAATGCCTTTTTTCCAGTAACCAATATCAATGCCATAATGATAGTTAAGGCAGATGATAACGAGGTTACGGAAGCCATAATTCATGTACGCATAGAAACCTTAAATGGCATTTCATTGTACCGAAATGATTTGGTAATTAATAATGATAGCATATGCGTACCGTTTCAATATGCAGATTGGCATGGCGATGACCCTAAATACATTTATCAATGGGTTAAAGCCAATTTACCACCCGAAATATCAATAGCATGGAAAGAGGAATTAAATACGCAATAACCATATTGCTTTGTTGCTTATGCTTTAACGCTAATGCCCGATTGACATTAGGCGAGAAAAAGGACATTAAGGCGTTTGTAATAAGTGGCAGCGTTATGGGTGCAAGCCTATGCAATAGTGCTATGGATGAAATGAGCGACCATTATCATACATCGTTATTTGCTAAGTTTAACAACCCACAATTCTTTAACCATGAAAACGGGTACAGCAGCGACCATTCACCACACATTGCAGGTTATCCCATAGATGGGTGGCATTTCTGCAAATCAACAATGGTAGTGCTTATATGTGTACCTGTTTCAGTAGTATGCCATGAGAACTTTCCTATAATCAAGAAACACCCAGTTTGGGATATGATACTATGGGAAGCCATTGCAGGCACAGCATGGAATTTGACATTTAATGTTAATTATAATAAACTATTGAGGTAACAATGGGCAGCCAGTTAACAGATACACAGGTACAGCAAATGATTGACCAAAATATTTGGCAACTGGTTAAGTATGTAGGTAGTGGTTTATTAGCAGTCTTGATAGCTATTGTAACTGGTGGCTGGAGGGTGGCAATTTATTTAGGTGGCATTTGGATAAAGAAGTCCAATGAAATTATACAGTCTATAGTCAAGCTGGGTGAGGCACAAAACCAGCAAGCTCTTACCAGCCTTAGCCATGCTAAGGACATAGAGCAGCTTAAAAATACAACATACAGCCATTCAAAAGAGCTTAAGCTCCTTGACGGCAGAATGCAACATATTCATGACAATTTTATTTACATCAAACAAAAACAAAACAATGAAAATACCTAACTACATTCAAAACCATGGACACTCCCTGGGAAACTATTTTATCTATTTTGTACACTTCATTTGCATTGCTGCATTCCTATACAAAAACTGGGACTTTATAAAGCAGACAATCAGCAGTATTGACACCAGCCCCAGCCAAAAGAGGTTCGTGGTATTCCTTTACACGCTATTGATCATTGATATTACGCTTATGGTAGTGATATTGAAGTTTGTGGTATCAGATACTATGTACTATAGTCTTGGCTCATTAGTGGCCTTTGGTATAGGTGCTACTGCATGGGAGAAAGCAAAATTAAACTCTAACCAACAAGCAGCCCCAGCACAGACAAATGAATAAATATTTGGCAATCCTAACGACTATTTTGGCTCTTGCCTTAATAGTTACAGTAAAAACCTGTAACAGTGCTGTCAGCCAGCTAAGAATGAAAGATAACGTGCTGGCTGCTATGGTAGATACTATAAGCTACTACCAAGACCAGCAAGGCCGTGAGCACGCACAGAGGCAAATAGCAGAAGCAGACCTTAAGACTGCTCAGGAAGTATATGCTGAAATGCTTGACAGTGTGGCAAAGGCTTTGAAAATTAAGCAGTCAAGCATTAAGTCTATAGCTGGAGTTAAAACTGTTGACAGTAGCCATATTATTGTCATGACAGATACCGTAAGAATTGGCGATAAGGTCAAAAAGCATATTGCTTACAATGATAAATGGCTGCAATTAAATGCTACCATTGGTGACAGTGCTGTAATTGACTATAAGACCTATGACAGCATTATAGTAACCACTTACGCCAAAGGAAAAGGCTGGTTTAAGCATGATACTTACATAGATGCTTACAATCTTAACCCTAATGCTAAGGTAGTAGGCCTGCAAGGAGTACTTATTCAAACTGAAAAGAAAAAGCACTGGTCTGTAGGACCATATATAGGGTATGGGTTCACTGGCCTTAGTGTAGGTTTAGCAGTTCAATATTCACTAATCAAATTTTAAATTATGACAAACTATATCCTTTTAGGCCTATTGACATTTATTGCTGGTATTTTCTTTAATGTAAAGTATGGCAGTAAGATTAAAAGCTTTTTTATTCAAGAGGAAGAAAAAGCTATCGCTGCTGGCAGGCAATTAGAAGAAAAGCTTGCTGAAAATATTAAGGCAATAAAAGATTATGCTAAAGATACAACACTCACCAATATAAGCGTAGAGGCTAAAGCTATCCAGCTTGATGCTGACAGCTTTGCTGCTATGCTTGACCATACGGTTAAAGCAAAAGTGCTGGAGTGCATAAATGCCGCAAAGCAAAAAGGCGGATTGACATTTGATGATTTAGAACAAGAAATTAAAACAGCTTTAAAATTATGAACCCACTAACAGGGGAGCAGCTGAAAGCCATTGCTCCACAAATTAGCGATAAGGCAGTAGAAACATTTTTGCCTTACCTCAATAAGTACATGCCTAAATTCCAAATTGATACACCTCAACGGGTGGCTGGCTTCCTAAGCCAAGTGCTTGAAGAGTGTGGCTTGTTCAAATGGATGGAAGAGCTTAGCAGTGGAAAGCAGTATGAGGGTCGCAAAGACCTTGGAAATGTTTATGCTGGTGACGGTGAGAAGTTTAAAGGTCGCGGAGGCCTGCAAGCTACTGGTAGAGATATGTACACTAAGCTAAGCCACTTTCTATATAGTGATAATAGGCTGGTAGTGACACCTGATGTTGTGGCTACACCTGAGCTGGGCATTGCAAGTGCATGCTGGATATGGACAACAGTAAAGAATTTAAATAAAATTGCTGACCAACCCGAAGACTGGACTTTCACTGATGATCATGGTAAGGTTTGGAATAAGGTGCAAAGAATAACCTATCATATCAATGGTGGTGAGAATGGCATTGATGTCAGGACAAAATATTATCAGGCAGCTATAGCAGAGCTATTGCCTGCAAATAGTTAGGAATGTTTGTTTTGCAACAAAACGGCTCTTTGTTTTTACAAAGGGCTTTCCTATTTAAAAGTCAGGGGTGTTATCCCGTATTTCCTTGTTTATCCTTTCTTTTTCACTGTGCAGGTAGATATTGGTAGTGCTTCTGTTATGGTGACCGTACTGGCTTTGTATGGCATCAACTGAGATGCCTGCCATACGCTTCTTTTCACCACCAAGACCTTTCATACTGTAAAGCGTGACATTTATGCCTAATTCATCTTTAACAAGCGTTTTCCATAACTCTGTAGCCCTATTCCTGTGCATGCGTTTGTACCCACAGCGGAAGCCAGCGCTGAATATATACATATCAGGCTGATACTTTTCAAGCTCCAACTGGTTGATATAGGGTACCAGTGAATTTGGTATGGGCACTTTCCTACTTTCACGGGTCTTACTTCTGCCCTCAGTGGCATGTATGTCAAAGCATTGGTTAAGCCAGTCTATATCTTCAACACGAAGCCCAAGGAGTTCTTTTGGCCTTATGCCTGCCAGTGTTTCAAATGCCACATAGCAGAGAAAGTAGGGGTGAGCTTCTTTAAGGTGCTCTTTTATTATTTGTTCTTCTGCCTCTGTAGCGTGACGGTGTACATTGGTGCTTATTTCATTGCGTTTTCCGATATGGTCACAGGGATTGAACTCTATAGCATCATACTCAAATAGCTCTGTGAGAATAGCCTGTAGGCAGCGTTTATACTTGTTATAGTTATTGCCAGTGAATATCTTGCCTTTCTCAGCCTTATCATAAGCTGCTTGTCTATCTGCTTGCATTTGGTCAAGTAGCTGCTTGATATGCTTTCTTTTGAGCAGTGACACGGGTAGGATGCCAATATTCAAAGTTTCAGCTGAACGCTGGGCAAAATTCTTTACTTTTTCATAGTCAAGGTATGACTTAGGCGCAAGATTGGCTTTTTTCTTCTGCAGGCCGAAGTCTAAAGCCTTATTGAAGCTCATTTGTGATAAATTTTCTTCATTTGAAGCGGCTGCATCTTGCAGGTAGTCAGCCAGTTCATCATTGAAAGGGTTAAAGCCTCGTTCTAGAGCACGGGTGAGCATGTTAGTTATGGCATTGCCCTCAATATATCTTTCTTGCTTGGTGTGCAGATAGTTTATGCCAAATCTATACTGGAATAGTTTGCGCTTGTCCTGTACTGGGTCTGTAAATCTAAAGGCGACATACCATTCTTTTGATATGTCACCATTTCTGTCGTAGAGTTTGGGCTTTGAGTAGCCCTGTTTAATTGCCATTGATTGACTTTTTGATTGACTTTTTTATAAAGGCATCCTGAAAAGCAATACCAGCGTGAACTTACTAATTATTGTGGAGAATAACGGAAACTATACTTTTAGAGTAAGCTTGTAGTACATATATAATAATCAATAGTTAACGTATGTCAGGAATGTTATATAAAGTGCTTATTTTTTAAAAATGATTGACATTTTGATTGACTTTTTGAGAAGTTTTTTGGGCATTTATTTGAACGTGAAAAGGCTATAGTTCAAGCATAGCGCAAAGCTGGTCATATTTTCATTAACAGAGTAATTTTCATTATTTGGTGCCATGTTGCCAAATGATAGGCCAGCTTCAATATTAATTCTATACCTGCCTTTACTTATGCCTGCTGTAATGGCTGGGCTAAAAAATGAATTAATAGACTTAGACAATGCTGCATGGTATGACAGATATGCACCAGCATTAAACATTCCAAAGTAGTGTAAATATCCAGCCTTTATTTTCATTAGGCTGTAAGTTGCTTTATCGGTAGCGGCTGTATTTGCATCAAGATAATTGGCATAGTATAAACCTTGATAGCTGATGCCTGCAATAATGCTTCCTTTTCCTATGACTGGCATTTCAGCATTCGCGCCAATAGTATAGCCAGTACAAGACACAGGGTTTGGCAATGCAACGCTATAAGCTGGGAAGCTGTATTTCACGCTATTGGTAGATAAGCCAGCCTCAGCATTCAATTTTATTGTTTGGCTACTGGCAGCAAATGGCAGCAGTAAGAAAAATAAATATTTCATATAGTTAAGTTTAGTAACCTCTAATAATACCTTTCACTTTATACATCCGCAGGATCATCTCTTTAGGCAATGGACTGGGTGGTATAGCTTCATTTCTTGGGACCAGCAAAATATTGTCATTGTTATTTTTGTCAGGGTGCACATACTTGCATGTTTCAAGTCCATTGGTCGCTACTACATAGTAAATGTCACCAAAGACTATAAACCTGTAGTCATTTATTTCTTTGCATACCACATAATCACCGTGTCTTATTTCACTGTGCATGCTGTCGCCAGTTATGATGCTGGCAAAATTACAATCTTTAAATCTTGGGTCTTGTAAATGGTATAGTGGCTGATAGAAATTCATGTCATGATACTGGGCAACAAATGAGGCACTTATTGGAATGTTATATACTGGTAGTCCTTCCCAGTCACTTTCACTTTTGTTAGTTGCTACCTGCTTACCTAACATAATGACCTCTTTAGGTTTTTTGCTGGCTAAGTACAGGCTTATTTCATTTTTTGATTTGCCCTCTAAATTGGTAAATAGTTCGTTTAAAATTAGTAATTCCTTAGTCTTAGGCGCAGCCTTACCAGCTTTCCAATTATAAAGGCTATCCCGTGGAATGCCAGTGTATGCTGACAATGTAGTCATGCTTATTGGTATCGTAGAAAGCTTTTCTTGTATGTTCATACATTATAATTAAAAATACTTATTAGGTCGGATAGGGTTTTCATTGGTAAATGCTTATTGCCTATTGGTAATTACCAATAATTTACTAATCTTTGCAAATACAAAGTAAAACACAAAGCAAAATAACAAAAAAATGCAAGACACATTACAAGTAACAGAAAGGGTGCGAAAAAGTGCAAGACTTAGCCCTGAAATGCACAGTGCATTTAAAAGAAAGGTAAAAGCCTTTGATACAAAAATTGATGCTGCCGAATACTTTGGGTTCAGCACAGTTACACTTGATGCTGTACTGCTTAAAGGCAGAGGCAAACCTTCCACAATAGAAACCATAATTAATAAAGTTAACGCTTAACAATTAATCTAAATGTTAACAGACAGTTTGTACGAGCAACAAATGGCTGCTGAACTAATGAAGATTATGGCTATAAGGCAGCTGGATGAAATTGCTGCAAAAAGAAAATTAGCGAATAAAATACAACTACGACAGCAAGCTATAGCAAAAGCAGAGGCTAAAATAACTGCAAAAATATTAAGCAAAACAACCAAATACAACCGATGATACAAGTAAACAAAGAATTCTACGACAAATGCCAGCTTACAGTAATGGGCTTTAAATACCAGCCTTATACAGGTGCTTATATATGCAGCTGTGAAACTATTGGCACCAGCAGTGAAGTTGAGCCAGCGCACTTAGTTAAGACAGTGCCATTCTATGAAAACCTTTCAACCATTGTGGAACTTTTAATGACCAATAGATGCATGGAGCAAAGTGCAGAATATAGGCAAGTGTTGGCTACCATAATCAACAAAAAAGAGGGCAGGGAATACCTGTGGAGTGAGGCTCAGAACGACTTTAATAATCAAATGGACTACATACTGCACATAAAAAAAGTGACTGCTACGACACAGCCACTTATTTCTTAACAACCGATAAAAATCAGTCATACAACCATGACAAAGATACAGCCTACAAACGAAAATTACAACAGCATTACTGACCTGCTGGAAGCTTCCGACCTGAATAAGTTAGTAGCAACAGATACCTGCTACATATACATTAACAGCATTTATGAAGCTATGCTGAACGAGGACGGCATGACCATAAAACGTGAGGGTATCATAACAGGGCATATTAACCTGTGGCTAACCGAAAACCCCTTTTTGAGTGCTGGGCTGTTTTTAATGGCACTGGGGGTTATTGATGATAATACATTTTCTAACCATAAAACCAATAAAAATGGACACTCAAAACTTGATAGGCATAGCCTTGATAATAGTATGCTTTGTGGTGGCAACACAGGTACCTTTTTTATCAAAACTGCTGGCAAAGACATACTGGCGGTGGGAGGCCAAGCGTAGTGCAAAATATCGTAAAAACATTCTTAACCATACAACCAACAAAAATGAGTGAAACATTAACGGCTTTACCAGCCACACAGACACCAGTGCAACAAGCACTGACAAAGTACAATGACCTTGTAGAAACTATACAGGGTATTGACATTGAGGATGGGCAAAAGATGATTGACAATGCCATTCTAAAGCTTAGAGAAAAATACGGCTCTCTAACCATTGACGGTGTGCTTGACCGTACAGGCTATATCATTGTTGATGCAGCACGCAAACAAATTAAGACCTTACGAGTTAATGTAGAGAAAAAGCGTAAAGAGCTTACCGAGGATGCACTGTCTTACCAGCGAGCAGTAAATAGTGAAGCCAAGCGTATCATTGAGCAGCTTGTACCACTTGAAAGTTACCTGCAATCTAAACAGTATGAAATAGACGCTGAAAAGGAAAGGCTTAGGCAAGAACAAATTAGGATAGAGCAAGAACGCATCGCCAGCCGTGTGAGGCAAGTATTAGAGCATGGTGCAGCATTTAACCCAGCTACAGAAACATACGGCTTAAATAGCGTTTCTATTACTTACACACAGATAAAGGAATTTGACGAGCATCAATTTGCCAGCTTCATAACCAACCTAAAAATTGAGTATGACATTGAGCAAGAGCAAATTCAGCAGGCTAAAATGGCACAGCTGGAAGCTGAGGCCGAAGAAGCACGCATTAAAGCCGAAGAAGCTAAAAGGCAAGAAGCTGAACGCTTAGAGTTTAAAAGGCAACAGGAAGAGCTTAAGGCACAGCAAGCTGAAATTAAGCGCATGAAAGAAGAGCTGCAAGCTCAACAGGAAGCCTTAAAAGCCCAGCAAGCTCCAAAGGTAGAAGTAATACCTGAGCCAGCGCAAACAGCACCAGCTTCTATAAATACAATAAGCAATACTCAGCCAGCAGATTATGTCCCTGCATCTGCTACACCTGAGCTTGTAGATTTCAGTAAGCCATTACCAGCAAAAAATACTACAGCCGAGAACATAGAAGCTGACAAAACTAAGCTCAGGAGCTTATATACCTACCTGAATAATGCGCCAACCTACACAATGAGCACGGGTGCAGGGTTTACATTAATGAGAGAAGTAATGGAGGGCATCAATGATATATGCAATACCATTAAAACCAAAACAAAACAATTTTAATAATATTTCTTAACGCCTAAAAATCAAAAAAAAGAACATGGCTATTATTGCAACAAATGACGTACAAGAACGGTTTTTGATACCTGCTGGAAACTATATAGCACGCTGCTATGGCATGGTAGAAGTCGGTACCGTAAAAGAGAACTTTAAAGGACAGGACAAAATGCAGCGTAAAGTCCGAATATTTTGGGAACTGCCTACTGAGTTAAGAGAATTTAAAGACGGTGAGGGTGAGAAGCCTTGCGGTATAAGTAAGGAATTCACAGTGAGCATGCACGAAAAAGCAAACCTGCGAAAAGTGCTGGAGAGCTGGAGAGGTCAAGGCTTTACTGAGCAAGATGCTAAAGCTTTTGATATTACCAAGTTGCTGGGTGCACCTTGTATGCTGAATATTATACACGAAACTGGCAAGACTGACCCGTCTAAAATTTATGCTGTGATTGCCAGCGTGAGCCGTATGCCTAAGGGTATGCCTGCACCAGCACAGGTGAATAAGACCTTAATATTTGAGTATGACAAGTTTGACCAAGTAGAGTTTGAGAAGCTCCCTGACTGGCTTAAAAACAGCATGAAAACCACGCCTGAATATATTGCCGCTACCAGCAATGGCACTATGCACCTACCTACTAATAATGAAGCAGCGATGGCACAGACAATGGAAGAAGAGTGCCCATTTTAACGAGTAAATAGAAAGCAAAATGAATAAGTGCATAGTAGCCAGCCATGACCCTAAGACCAAACTAATAACAGTAGGTATGGCAGACAAGCGTTTGAACTTACCTAAGTATCAAAAGGTTTGGGTAGATAATGGCTGGCTCTATGGCTTATTAAACGGCAAGAAAATAAACATTATCAGCTATGGCACACATCCTCATGAAATAGTAGAGCACGAGAAGTATAAAATAGTTTTAAAACCTTTAAAATAACCAATAAACTTGAAGAGTTGGTATGAGTATTACACTGGGAGGATCAATAGACAATGACGGCAAGATGCTACTGTTTGACAGAGACAGCCTTGCTAAATGGGTACTTAAGCATCCTAATGAGATTATAACATTTACTATCAAGCTTAAAATGAAGAAGCGCACCTGTAAACAGAATTCATATTACTGGGGTGTGGTAGTTGATATGATTATGCACGCACTGTACCATACTGGCAACTTTCTAACTGAGCAAGAAACCCATGAGTTTTTAAAATCAAAGTTTAATGGCGTAAAAGTTACCCTGCTCAATGGGAACTATGTAGAGCTACCAGCCAGCACTAATGAGCTTGACACTAAAGAGTTTCAAGAGTATATAGGCCGCATCCAGCAATTTGCTGCCGAAGCACTGGGCATTTATATACCTGACCCAAACGAGCAAATATTTATCTAATCTTCTTAACAACCAAAGTCATGATTAACCATAAATACACTAAAAGCGATATTAAATATCTAAAGGATAACTTGCTTACAAATGGCCTTAAAGGATGCGCGGAGCATTTAGGCGTTTCGGTGCCAGCTTTGAAAAAGAAGCTTACCAGCATACGAAAAAATGAGGCAATGCCTGACTTAAGAGTGCTTAATGTAGTCAACTTACCACGCATGCGTGACGGCCTTAAAAAGAAAAATGAGTTTAAGCGGTTCAAAAGCAAGTACACACAAACAGACATAAGGGTAACAGAGCACTTTTCAGCGCTGATTAAAAAGCCCGTAAAGCAAATGCACACCCGTGATGCCATACAGCCACATAAACGTGCTGTATTTATACCTGAATTTAGAATGACGGTATGGGCTGACAATACCAAGACAGATGATGAAGTAAGGAATTTTTGGCATAAGACCCGTAAAGATAATCTTCATCAACTGGTAAAATCATACTGTAATAAATGATAGCTACACATTATAACCTCACTGCCGAGGTCACCATTAGCGGCATTGAGATACGCTTTGACTATAGTGCACGCATTATAGCAGAAATCAAAAACTTACCTCCTGACCAGCGTTTTTGGAATAACATTAAAAAGTGCTGGGTGATTGCTGCCAGTAACTATGCCTTTGCTGATAAGCTGGTAAAGAAGTATGGTGCACCACAGGCAGAAATAAAGAATAATGTAGAACAGGTTTATGAAATACCTCCCATGCCTGAGCTTACAGTGGAGATACCCATAAAACGTAAGTTATACCCATTCCAAGCCCAAGGAGTAGCCTATTGCCTTGAAAAAGAAAAGGTTATTATCGGTGACCAGCCTGGACTTGGAAAGACCAGTCAAGCCATTGCTACCATAGTAGCTAAAGATGCCTTTCCCTGCCTTATTATTTGCCCAGCAAGCTTAAAAATCAACTGGACCCGAGAATGGCATACAGTTGCAGGCATGAAAAGCGTAATACTGCAAAGTGACATTAAAGAAACGTGGCCTTTATTCTATAAGTCGGGCATGGCTAAGGTCTTTATAGTAAACTATGAAAGCCTTAAAAAATACTTTGTTAAGCAGATAAACAATGAAAAAGGTAAACCTATCAAGCTGGCAGATATAGTATTTAAAGAAAATGTAAACCTTTTTAAAAGCGTAATAATTGACGAGATACATAGATGCAAAGATGCTGGTGCCCAGTGGTCTAAGTTTACGAGAGGCTTAACCCGTGAAAAAAGCATAATTCTTGGCCTTACTGGGACACCATTGGTGAATGTACCTAAAGACCTTGTCAGCCAGTTGGGTATCATAGGGAGGCTGCAAGAGTTCGGTGGGCATAAATACTTTATGGATAGATATTGTGGTGGCAGTGCTGGTAGAGGTGCTACAGACCTTAAATACTTGAATTATAAATTAAATACTACCTGCTTTTACCAACGCAAGAAAAAGGATGTGCTGCATGAGCTACCTGACAAAGTCAGGCAGATAGTTTATTGTAATATTTCTAACCGCAGGGAATATAATGACGCACTCAATAACCTTGCTGCCTACCTTAAAGAGTACAAACAGAAAACTGACAAGGAAATACAAAAGAGCCTTAGAGGTGAAATTATGGTGCTCATTGGAGTATGCAAGGACATCAGTGCACGAGGTAAAATGGAAGAAGTACAGGAGCAAATTGATGAAGTCATTGACGCTGGAGAGAAGATAGTAGTTTTTATACATCAAAAAGTAATTGCAGCCAGTTTGAGGGCATATTACCCACATGCCGTAACTGTAACAGGTGGAGATAGTGGAGAGGAAAGACAGGCCAATATTGACAAGTTTCAAAATGACCCTAACTGCAAGTTAATTATATGTAGCATCAAAGCCGCTGGCGTGGGTATTACCTTGACTGCTGCCAGCAGGGTGCTATTTGTTGAGCTTCCATGGCACGCTGCTGATGTGGAGCAATGCGAGGATAGGTGCCATAGGATAGGTCAAAAAGATAGTGTGCAGTGTACCTATGTACTGGGTAAGGATACTATAGACGAGCAAATATATGAGATCATAGAGAGAAAAAGAGCCATTGCCAGCACGGTAACAGGTACAGAAGATGAAACAAATACTGAAATCATTGACAAGCTTGCTGATAGCTTATTTAGTGTAAAATAATCTATAGTGAATAAATTTATTTAATACAAAGTGTAGTAAATAAATATCAGAGCTGTAACTTAAACATTGAAGTCCAAGAAATGGAACAAAAGCAAAGCATACAAACATACCTTAACTTTTTGCGTAAAATACGTTCACAGTGCAAATTAAGCACTACTGAGCAGGCTTTATACATGGAGCTTGTATGTATTGCTGCTGGGCAGAAATGGCCTGCCATTTTACAGTGCTCTAACAAAGTGCTATGTGATGCGCTGGGATTGAATGTAAAAACCTTGCAAAAATCGAGGGAAATTTTAGTGCAAAATGACCTTATAAAATTTGGTGTTGCAAATAGTAAAAAAAGCCATAGTATTTATGAATTATTAGTGGTAAAAAATACCATGAATAATAACACATTCATGGTAAAAAATACCACGAATAATAACACATTCATGGTAAAAAATACCACGAATAGTCAAGTTGACACCATATTATATAATAATACTAAAGTATTATCTAATAATAATAATGCTGGCGCATTATTGGGTTCTAAAAAATCAAAATTAAAATCTTCAAAAAAAACTGGTGAAAAAATTGCCGAAAAAACTACCATAAAATCGGTAGAAAATAATGACCAAAACGGAGGCAAAATATTCACTGATGCAATAGCTACTTATGACAATTTTATTAAAACTATTTCAGGGCATGGTGCAAAAATTGACGGAGCACAGGGTAAAGCCTTGAAAAGCATACTGGCATACTTACGCACCCAAGTAAGAGCAAAAACGCCTGATATGACCCTTGAAATTGAAAATGATAAGCTTCTGCATGCTTGGGACTATGTGCTGAAATCATACAGCAAATGGTCAAGCTGGCAGCAAAGTCGTACAACGCTTGTAAACATCAATTCGGAGTTACAAAACATCTTAACAGCCATAAAGCAACAATCAAATGGAAACAGCATTAGCACTAAAACAGGAGCACCAGCTTCAAAGATGGGAACAAGGGGCGGCACGCTTGCTGACCTTGAAGCACTTAAATCAGGTGGAAGCACAGCTAATAACCAACCAGTTAAATTCACAGACATTACAGTCTTACAGTAATGCTGACATACAGGACCAGCTAATAAGCATATTTCAAGAAATAAAGATGCTTACTGGTGCTATACTTCACTCAGGTGAAGACCTGCTACTGCAAGTAAAAGTGCTTAGCAAGTTCATAATGAGCCACCCACAGTTTACAGGATTGACCACAAATGAAATAAGGCATGCCTTTTACCTGAACTGTCAAGGCGAGTATGACCATGTGTATAGGCATTACAACAAAGAGCTTAATGCTGAATTCATTGGCGATGTGCTGCTGGCATACTTAAAGTACAAGAACATAGTTCAAAAACGAATTATTGGCACCGTCAAGGCGATAATAGACCCCAGCGAGGGTAAACCTATTGTTATGCCTACTGAGCAAGAAATTAGGGACTGCATACAGCAAGACTATGAAATTTTAAAAAAGGGTACCATTGACTTGATATTTTTTGCTTGGAGTAAGTATAAACTGCTCAGGAGATACAGGGTAGTAAGCATACAAAGCCGTGAGTATTGGTGGAAGCTTTACTACTATGCCATGGAGCAAAGGGAAATGTATGGCAGAAGACCATTATCAAGGCTGGATGAATGGGAAAGAGAAAAGGTGGTTGAGGTAGCAAAAATATATAAGGCTTACCGTGATCATGGGCACATACCTTTTACTGAGCACCTGACAATAGTAAACTTGATACGGAAAAACCTGTACTTAACATTCCTAAAGGAAATGGCAGCACAGGGTATTAATGACATATTTAATGAAATACTATTTTATGAGGAGTAGTTATTTACGCTTTGAGTATGTGCTTCCAAACGGTACAGCTATTGAACGCACTTACAACCTTGAAAACTGGGCTGAGGTTTGCCAGTTGCCTGTACTTGAAGAAAGGCATCAAGCAAAAAAGCAAATGCTGGATGAAGCTGTAAAAGTTTTCATGCAAGACATTGACCCAAACATTCCAAAGTCCATGCTGGGCATAAAATTTAACGGTAAGGCATTTGTAAGCATAATGAGCCAAGAGGTGCCTGATAAGCCTGTGATAGCACCAGCGGCTAAAAAATTGCGTGTGCATGTAATTAGTGGCAGCGATAGTGAAAGAATTACCAGTTTGACCACTGAGCTTGAAAAGACAAATGAGAAGCTAAAAAAGTTCAAAGCCTATTGCCGTGAACTGGGTAAGCAAAATGAAAACTTAATCAACAAACTTAAAAAAACAGAAGTCAATGGCTAATGGATATGAGAAATACTTAACTATGGAAGATAGGCTCCAGCGAAGCGTAATAACCTATATCAAGGTGAAATACCCTAAAGCTACCTACATACATAGTCCTAATGAGGGTAAGCGCACCACGTTTGAAAGGTATAAAGCTAAAGTCCTGGGCACCCGTAGCGGTGTCCCTGACCTGCAAATCTTATTGAACGGTAAGACCTTATTCTTGGAGCTTAAGACAGAAAGCGGCAAGCTGAGCCCAAACCAAAAAGCTTATTTAGAGGAATTAAAGAATAATGGCTTTGTGGCAGAAGTAGGCTGGGGGTTTGATGATGCAGCTATGAAAATTGATAACTTTTTTAAAAACTAAAAACTGTCCCCTCAAACAAAGGCATTCTAAACTTAAAAATACAGTAGCATGAAAACCGAACAAGAGATACAAAAATTAGCAAAGTCGTTATTTCCACATGATGCGGAAGTTAGATTATGGTACAAAATGGCATACACCCAAGCCCAAGACGATATGCAAGCTGAGATAGCGGCTAAGGATGCGGAGATAGAGAAACTTAAAGCTGAACTGCAAGCAGTTAAGGATGATGCTATTGGTTTTGTAGAGCGGTTAGAAGATGAGAATTATTATCGTGCAATAGGAGATGAATTTTACCCAATTTCAGGACTTTATCAAGATTATAAACAATCTAAAACACAAACCAAATAAAACCTTTCGGTAACAGGTGAACCGATTTTATAAATATGAGTCAAGATACATTAACAAATCAAGAAGGAGCTGCTAAGAATTTAAGTTTCGGACAAAAAGCGGTAGGATTAACC